GGAAGGCTTCATCCGTGATGATAAAGCTCCCCCCGGACCCCGCAAAGCTTGTATAACTGGCCGCATCCGTGAAGGTGACGGTGCGCCCGTTCGCCAGCCACACCCGCCCGGAGAACACGGCGATGCTTGTACCCACCTTACTGGCGTCGAGCACGGTAAAGGTCGCACCATCCCACGTCATGTACCCATGCACCGGGTCCAGGATGAGGATACGGGTCCCCTGCCACACGCTCACGTCCGCCGCAGCCGTCACCGTCCCGGCAGGGGCGATCTGCGTAGGCATCCCCCCCAGCGTCACCTGCACCATCGAGCCATCCGACAGGATGCAGATCAGATACGGAATGTTGAGGAGCATTACGCCGTAGAGCCCGACAATCAGGAACGGGGCGGTGTAGACGGCGGGGCCTTGGTGCGGGAGGATGCGGACCTTGCCCTTGCCGACCGTCATGGCGTTCTCTAGCCACCACCATTCCGTGTCGTCAATGGCCGTTCGCGCGTCGGTCTGATTCATCCCCTTCCACTCGCGGTATTGCTTGGTCTCCCGCGAGGGCTCGCCGCGCTTCTTCTCATTCTCGGAGGGCATCAGTCGTCTTCCTGGTCGTACATGCTGTCGATCATGCGCTCCATCGCAATCGTCGGACAGGCCGCCATCGCTTCTTTATACATGGCGTTAAACTTGGCCGCCTCGTCGTATTGCTGGAAGGTCATCTTCGCCCAGTAGGCGGCGTAGTAGGGGACGGGCTCGGTGTAGGGAGCGCCTGAGACATCCACGTCCAGGGCATTGACGAGCGCGGGAGGATAGACGGCGGTGTCCCATTCGCTTTGATAGATGATCCCCGGCGGCGGGGCCAGGATGATCTGGCTTTTCCCGTAGCGGGCCATGAACTGCGGCATGTCGGTATAGGTCGTCCACGGCTGGCCGAAGGTCGTCAGCCACGTATAGGACTTCTGCCGCAACTGAATCCGGGTATTCCCCCAGATCACCACGATCCCGAGCACGTCAATGGTGCCCGTGTTCGGGAGGGTGGAGTAGTTCACGGTATACGGACTCGTGCCGGCGGCCAGGGTGACCGACTGCAAGAGGCGCACCTGCTTACATCGCTCGGCGACCCGTTGTAGGCCCTTGTTGATGTAGGCGGTCAGATCCGCATCCGACCAATACTGGGCCGTCGAATCATGCAGCAGTCGCCGCGTGTCGGTCAAATAGTCCGACAGCGTCACGGGGCACCTCTACCGGATCTGATAGCAGAGCGCCGAGCCCGTGCCATACACCCGGACGACATAGCCGTCCGACCAGAACATCCCGCCCGTGCCGGTGGGGGTAATGTCTACCCAGTTGGCCGAGTTGTCCGTCAAGAGCTGGACCTTGATGCCCGCCACGCCCTGGACAAACCAATCCCCTGACGGGAGGATCTTCCCCGTGCTGCTGAGCACATAGGTGGTGACGGCCCCGAACGGCGAGCCCGCGGCGCCGAGCACCATCGACTGTCCGAGAGTAACCTTGTCAAGTCCCATCCTGCGTTCCTCCCTAGACCGTGTTGTACGAGTAACCAGTCACGACCGTCGCGGACGCCGGCTTCATGCACACGAACTGCCCCAGCGTCACGACCGCCCCGACGTAGCCGAGCTGGTAGTTCGCTAAGCTAGAGGCAAATCCGGTGAAACTCCAAGCTGCGTCCTCATGCAAATAGAAGCACGCATACTTGTCATTGAAGAAGTAGAAGCTGCCCTCCGTCGCGTAGGGGTCGCAGTAGATCGGCACGCCGCCCACGACCAGTGCCACAAACGCCGCCCGCACGCCGCCCGCCGTCTTGTCGAAGCCCTCGCCCGGTCCCACCGTGTAATACTCTTGCGCCAGGAAGTCCTGCGCCAAGAGGCTCCACGTCCCCATTCCGGTCACGCCGAAGTTCGGCATTTCGCCGCCGTTCGTCTTCGTCGCGCTGATGATGTACTGCAGGACCGACGCGCGGGTGGGCGCTGGCGATCCGGTGACGGCCTTGATGCCCGGAGCGAACCACGAATAGGTGCTCCGCGACAGGCCGCCGTAGGTCGAGGTCGCGCTGAACAGGGCCGGGAAGCCGGAGATGTCCAGGGCGCTGTAGGTGATGGTGTTACCGAAGGAATCGGAGGCGCTCGTGCCTGTGGTCGCGTCGGAGTTCCACAGGGCCAGGCTGTAATACTCCGCCTGGGAGTTGCCCGCGTCGTTCATGCGGGCTTCGAGAATCGGGATCACCGCCGCGTTGACCTGCACCATGGATTCCATCCCCAAGAAGGGGATCGGGGTCACGATGGCGCCGAGGTCGAACTCGGCGTTGTACGCCCCCTGCAACGCCTGGGGAGCCGCGAAGGAGCCATCGTATCCCGCCGCGGCGGTCTTGACAAACTGGCCGCCCTGCACGGGGACTGTGATGGGGCTCACACCGCCCGAAGCGCTCTGCGCGTTCGCCAGGAAGGTGGCGATTGTGGGAGACGCCTTGTAGACCTGGACGATGAGCTTCGGCACGAACGCGCGCCGGGTCAGATAGCTCAATTCATTGTAAATCGCTCCCGATGCCGGGAGGATACCACTACCCGCAACAGGCACCTTGTCCTCCTTTCACTCAGAAGCCCGCCTTGCCCTTCGCCACGTCCTGGAGGGCAGCGTAAGCCTCATTTCTGGCCCATTTGGTCGGATTCTCGACCAAACCCTTGTATTTGTCTTGCGGCCACTCGATCGGGGCCGGGCCTACGCGAGGTTCCGCGGAGGTATGGTCTGCTTCCGCCTTCTCCATCTTGAAGACCTTGGCGGCGGTCACGACATCCCCAATCAGCCGATCAGTCATCAGCTTTTCGACCTCGGGGCGCTCTTCGGCCGTGATGGCGCTTCCGACGACCTTGCCCCACTCCCGTTCGGTGGTTTCCTTGTTCTTGTAGGCGGTGAAGTCGTTGCGAAGCGAGGTGATCTCGTCCAGTTGTGGCTTCAATCGAGCCACTTCGCGGGCCGGGAGGTCGATTTCGGGAATGAACTGCTTGGGGTACTTCTGCTTGATGAGCTTGCGGAGGCCGAGGCGGACCTCGGGATCAGTGTCCATGTCTTGAAACATGCGGAGGACCGAGGCGTCCTGGTCGGAGACTTCCGGCATGGCCGTCTACTCCTTTGCGCCCTTCATGGGCTTCTCGACCGTCATTCCCATCTTGCCACTACCCGGCTTGCTGGGGCCGTCAAACCCGCCCATCTTCATGTAGCGAGGGGGGTTGATGATCTGGCCCTTGTTCTGCTTCGCGTCCCGCGGGTCGCGGATCGCTCCAGACCCGGCGCGGGGTTCCTTTGGAATCATCGTGTCCTCATACGCCCGCGGGGGGCGCGGCTGGCGGCGCGGGTTGCCCGGTCTTTTGCCGAATCAGATTGGCGAAGGCCTGGCGCTGCGCCGGATTGATTGCGGGAAGTTGGGAGGCGTTCGCCCCCATGCTCTTGATCTCACTTTGCTGGAGCGGGGAGTCAGATGCCCCCCCGCCATAGGGACCGGCGAGCTTCAACATGCCGATGGCGTCTTTCCATTCATCGGAGCCCATCGCCAGCATGCCGACGGTCTCGTTCAAGAGTTTCGCGATGATCTGGAGACGGAGACGGCCTTTCGCGTGTTGCCCTGCCCCGGGGGCAGGCGCGGACATCGGCGCGGCGGCGGGCGCAGGAGACGGCGGGGCCGCTCCTGGGACGGGCGGCGGCGATCCCGGTGCTCCTGGCGCTCCCATCATGGACGGGGGGGTATCTGGCATTCCCTCACCTCTTCCGCCGGTTCTTCCGGCGATACTGCGCGGCCCGCTGCGCTAGTCGCACGCTCCGGCGGGACGCCTGACGCTGCCGACGAGTTGCCGCCACTTACCGCTTGCCCTTGCGTCCGGACTTCTTGTGCTTCCGCTCACGAGTCTCCATTCCTATCGCCTCCTTTCGGGTGATGGCCCAAAAGCAAAACGCCAATCCACCATGCATGGATTGGCGCTCTGCTTCGGATAATATCCCGCCGCGTTAGCTAGACGCGACGTGGGGTTCGACTTTTACGGTACGGGGGGGCGTTTTCTATGTCAAGAACTTATCGCCGGCCCCTTTTCTAGCTGCAATCTCCTCTAGGGCTTTGATAGTCTCTCTTCGCATCCAGACTTCAAACCCGTCTCTCTTGATTTCTGATATGACACCAGTCTTGGGCAGGGGCATAAAAAGATCAATTAAGCATTGGAACATCAGCGCCTCCCTCCCTTCGTCGCCTTCATCTCCTGGATCTTCATCGCGGCGTCGAACTTCTCCTTGGCTGCCGCCGCCTGTGCCTTCTCGATGTGCTGTGCCTTCAACCGTAGGGAATCGGCCCGCGGCGGGTCCACCATCTCGACATAATCTTCCAAGCCGATGGCCTTGTGCTTCATCATGCGCTCGGCCTTCTCCTGGGTCTCCGGTGCGGCTAGCGGCGTGGAACTGTGCGCGGACACCCGGAGCGAGATTGTGGCAGGGAGGTGCGCCAGGAGGAACTTTTCCGACTCTCCCTCCTCGCCCGGCAATTCGTACACCGTATCATCCACCCGCCGGAACACGCGCAGGAACTTGGTGGCGGCTTCTTCAAGTTGGTCCTGCGTGATGCCCGCCCGCTTTCGGATGCGCGTCCCGGCAAAACGGGCCATCTGGCCAACCTGGTTGCCGGCGCGGGCGGACGGGTCGGATTCCCCCTGCAGAACGGACGGCATGCCCTCGGCCTCGCCGAACATGCGATCAAACTCCTTGACCTCGGCGAAGGCGTCCGGCGGCATGGGCGCGGTGATGTCCTCGACCTTCGCCATCGGGCTTGAGTTCGTCAAGAGTCCCGATTGCCGCATGGCCTCGGCTTTCTCTTCCGTGATCCCCGGCCAGTTGGAGAACGAGAGCGTCCGCTTCAGTTGCTTGGCGAGGAGCTTATCAATCTGGCCCATGCGGGTCTCACGCAAGACCTGCAAGCCAATCAGGTTCAGCATCTCCGAGAGGCCCCAGAGGTATTCCGGGTCCACGTAGGGAGAGACCAGGGTAAAGGGGTGCTCGCCGAACTCCACGAGGTTCTTTCCCTTCCGCTCCCACAGCACTTGCCCGATGGTCTCGGCGAACGTGACGCATCGGTAATCCATCGCGTCATCATCCCAGATCCACAGCTCCGCCAGTTCGATGGTCGGCTCATCCACCCGCGCTTCGGGGATGCCGTGCGCGGCCCCGATGACCACGTTCCCGGCGATGGTGGGGCGCGTCTGCGACAGCATCACCGCGCTCATTGCCGGGGGCATGCTCTCCTCGGGGGGTGAGGAGGGCCCGGGGGTCGCCGTGGCCTTGAGCGCGTTGAAGAGGGCTTGGCCTCGCTCGCCTTGTCCGAGCGACCGCTGC